AGTGCTACTTACAATATTAACAATACCACCCAATCCAGTAGAACCTACACCAGCAACACTATCAGAAATATTAATTGCTACATTAGATACATCATAATTATTAAATTTAAACTTCTTAGGGAAGAATAGTAATCTTCCATCATCACCAGCAATATCCATATCAAATGATCCCAAATCTCCACCAAACTCACCAAGGTCAGTATTGGTTTCAACTCTACCATATTGGTTTAAGAATATATTACCAGTATCATCATGAAGAGCAGAAACTAGTAGAATCTGTCTTTCTTTAGTAAATCTTTTATCTCTAATAAAACTAAGATATTTTCTATATCTTACACTTGCTAAATTAAAACTATCAACAGACATGAAAGCATCTGTTCTAGCATTGTTATTAAAGTCTCCACTAATATCATCAATAGTTAATACCCTATTACCCAAAGACTCACTATAATCTGCAAGAATTCTAGTATCAAAAACTAATTCATCTGAAATTATTTCAGAGTCTATTGTTAAAGTTTTTTCTCTTACTAAATCAAAATCAACTACACTATTCATATCCATGATAGAGATTAAGTCATTAATGACTTCAAATGTAGTTCCAGTTTGAACAGTGGCAACTCCCACCTCTTCTTCATTTCTAATAATTAAATCACTGAATTTTTTAAATCCTGCTGTATGATTTAAAGCAGATACTGGTTCTTTCCATGTTTCATACTCACATTCAGATTTTAAAGAATATGAGAAATATTGATAATAATCACTATCAAAGACTCTTTGTAGACCATCATTTAAGAATCCAGTATTCTTTTTAAATCCTTCCTCTACTATAGAAGAAGCTCCAATATCATATAAAGAATTATCTGTTACTACTTGAGTGATAGTTCCCTGAGTTCCAGAAGATTCTCCTACAAAAGTTTTTCCTATTTCAAAATCTTGAGTTGAAGATACTCTAAGATATCCATAAGAATTGTTCCAAGATTGAATAGTTCCTCTCTTAGAACCAGAAACTACATCTTCACCTTTTTCAAATTCATCAATTTTTAACTTAATATCAAAAATTGGAAATTCTTTTTCAGCTATAATTTTAGCTGATGAAAGATTGGATTTAAATGTACCTGGAATTTCACCATCTGCAATAATATTAGATAAACTATATCTTACTGTTCCTAAGGTTCCTCCGATATTAGGATCTGTTGCTAGAATTTCAAATAGTGTATAATCATAATTTTGACTATTATAACCTCTACCAGTGCTACCAAGTCCAACACTAACACCTTCAATCATTACTTTCTTACCAACTTCAAATGGGTAATCAGCAGCATCACTAAAACTAGCCCCAATAGTTAAAGTTACATTTTTATTACCTTCATCATAATCTATACTATTAATAGTATATCCATTAGAATTACTAATAGGAATTATTTTAGGAGTAACATTATTCAAAGTTTTAGTATTTTTTAAAATACTTACTTGAGTATCACCAAACTTATATTCTAATTCAACATCAGTAACTTCTTTATTAGTCAATCCATCTAAAAGAACTAAACCAGGAGATTCTAGATAATGTTCACCAACAGAAGTAATACCTATGGTATCAAGAGAAGTAAGTAAATCTAATTTAATTAATTGAGGAATATTAGCTTCAGGTCTAAGAGTTCTATCTACAGAATAATCAAATCCAATATCTTGAATAGTATTTTTACTTATTTTACCAATATTAAAACCCTCTGCTTCTAAAATAGCATTATTTCCTTTAGTTGAAATAATAGTGCTAATTCCAGGTAAAGTTCTATATTCAAATCCTTCATTTTCAACTTTAACACTAGATATAGGACCCTCTACATTTAAAGAATCTGTAGTATATGAAATTACTCCATCTGAAGATGTATATTCTAATTTTGGAGAAGAAGTAGCAGATATAAAAGTAAATGTAGTAGATCCTACTCCAACTAAGGAATGATTTCCACTTAATGGATTACTTAATAAATATGCAGCATTGGAATTATCAATATTATCAGTATCTCTAACTATCTCAGTTTTTAATGATGAATTTAATGCTTCATTAATAGGAGTTAAATTATAGTATAATGTTTCATCAATTTCACTTACATTCTTAACTGTAAGATTAGCATTTGCATCTATACCAATTCTTCCAGTTCTAACCACATTAAAATCATCAGTTTCTCCTGAAGTAACAAAAGAATTGTTAAGATTAGGATCTTTATAAAGATCAAAATCAAAAGCACTATAAGAAACTCCACCATCTGTAAATGCTAAAGATGAATCAGATAAATCAAAATATATTTTTAAATTTTTCTCTAATTGTATTGGAGGATTAATAGGTGAAATAGTACCAGCAGAAGCACTAGTAATATTAATAAATTTAGGTTCTGTATCTATAGCATCATAATAAGTATTAGATAATTTAAAAGTATTTTTATCTGATACAGAGACATAATATATTTCATTATCTGCCAATCCACCAGAAGAAGTGGTTGCAGTATGAATAATCTTTTGTCCACTATAAAAACCATGTCTAGATATGGTAATAGTATTATTACCAATACTAACATCACCAGATGCAAATGTTCTGGGGTCAATTACCAATCTTCTATTATAATCATTATATGCTACTTTTATTGTAGTTGTTATTCCTGGTTGCACTGATAAGTCAACAGTATCATCAACTCTAAGACCGTGAGTGGAAGATGTGGATACAGTTACTGTTGCTTTACTTAAAGAACCTGTTAATACATTAGTATAGTTAGTTTTTAGACTATGATATGTATTAGTTCCTACACCAATAAAATATAAAGTAGATGCTGTAGTAGTACTGTTAATTCCTACAAAAGTACCTGTAGAACCCAATCCTACTCTTGCAGTAGCAATTCCAATTAAATCATTTGTTAATTTTGCTGCATATACTGTTTGGTTTTGAGTAAGAGCAAATCCATCAATACCATCAGTTGAAACTGATATCCCAGCTCCTGTATTGGTGCTATAAGTTAAAATATCACCAGTATTTAATCCATGCTCTTTAAAATAAAGTGCTTTGGTGGGAATAAATATTTCACTTATTCCAGTGCCTGGATTGGAGAATGAAAGAGTTGATCCAATTCCAACACCACTAATAGTTCCCAATCCAATTGCTTCTTTTGGATTAAAATATAATTCTTTATTTAAATTTAATTTAGAATTTTGTACATTAGATGAAGCATTAAAATTAAATTTTCTTAATTTCTGACTAACTAAACTATTGGCTGTATGAGCAGTTCCCACTGTAGAATTATGTTCTCTAAGAACCCTAACTCTAGATAAATCAGAATCTACATTTAATACTTTTACACTTTCAGTTCCTATACCTAATATATCATTTTCTATAATATGTGGATATCTTAAATATCCAGTTAAATTAAGATAAGTAGCAATACCTGTAGCAGAAGAAGCACTTATAGCAGTATCTAATTTAAAAGTATCAGTGATTACACCAACAACCACTTCAGAATTATTTGGTATTCCAGAAGTGCTTAATCCAGAAATATATAATGACTCATTTGTACGGAAATTATGAGTATCTGTAGTATAACCAATAAATTGTCCGCTAGATCTACCCAATATAAATTCTACATTAGAATACTCTGTGAAAGCAACACTAACATGATTTATAGTTTTTCCTACAATACTATCAACTAAAGCTTTAGATCCATAACCACTAGATCCAGCATCTTCAAATACTATTTCATCATTTACCTTATATCCTGTTCCTCCAGTATTAACGCCAACAGTATCTATCTTTCCAGCAGTAACAGTATTGACATAAGTTCTTTGTTTATGAATTTGACTAGGATTGACTAGAAAATCATAACTTGTATCATTAAGAAGGAAATTATAAGGAGTAGTATTTCTAACTAAATTTGTAGCATTAAGATCTACTAAATCCTGACTTGATCTAGAATCAAAGTTAAATTCAATAGCTTGATGCTTATAAGAATTACCTATGAAATATGGAAATTGAGGTTTTCTATAATTTTTAAATGAACCAGAGTCATCATTGATTGTAGGATTTATAAGAGCAAAATATGCATAAACACCATTTGGATATTCTGGAGTTTTGCAGAATCTACCATTATGTTCATCTAAATCTTTATCATCTGAATATGAATAATCCTCTACAAAGAATCCTTCAGAATATATCATCTCACCATTAGATGTGAGAGGGTTGGGTCTATTAGTAGATATGGAAGGAGAGTATCCTGATTCTAAAATCTTAATAGGACCACCAGAAGCATTAGTATAACCATATGGACCATAAATTGGAGATCCATCATAAGACCATCCAATTATTGGAGAATGGCTAACAGAGACTTGCTCAATATCATTTTCAAGAGATAAATCAGGAACAAAAACTTCTTTATCACCTACAGTTTTTTTAATGTAGGTTGATTGCCTTAATTTTCTAGGAGCATATAAATGTGAATATTGTAGACCATAATCTTCATTTAATCCAGTGCTAATAATTCCATCATCAGTTGTAATCTGATCATTTTGTATTAATCTTTCTACACTATTAATAGTCCAAGTTTTTGGATTAGAATAGAATTTAGCTCCATCACCATTAGATGTTACCTTTATAGTTGCATCACTAGAAGTGTAACCTATACCACTACTAATTATTTTAACAGAATCAACAGATCCATTTTTTAAAATAGAAATAATCTTAATTCCTTTACCAGTTCCTTCTACTTTAAGATCTGGTGGGGAATTATATTCACTTCCACTATTCAATATTATAACTTCTTGCAATTTCCCATCAACACCTATTACAGGAATTAATTGAGCATTTTTACCGTTTTTTGCAGTGAAGGTTGGTTGTCTATTATAATTGATAATATCAGAAGATCCATATCCCACACCACCATTAGCAATATATACTGACTCAATAGATCCCCTAACTACAGGTCTTAAAGAAGCATTAAAATTCTGACCAGAAAGAGTTGAAACTCCTATATGTCCTTCTAAAGATACTTCAACTGGAGGATAATTAAATTCATTAATACCTGATCCTCCAGATAATAAATTAACATATTCCTTATTCTTTACAAAGAAATTAGCTGGAGTAGATCCTACTCCAACAGCAGATAGTTTGAATGAACCACCATTTACAGCAGTGACATAATAATTTGTTAAAGTTGTAAGTCCAATAATAGGAGTTGATTTATTATCATATCTTACCAATTCTCCAGTCTTATATCTATGATTAGATATATTGATAGTATTAGTAGCAGTATTAATTCCAGAAGAAGTAACTGAAGTTAACCTATTTGTATAACCTGAACCTGAACTTCCAATACTTATAGAACTAACTACTCTCTTCTTGTTTGCGCATTTAAGTTCTTGAATACCTGCTCCAAATCCAGTAAGTCCAATACTAGATACCCCAGTGATTGCATCTTGATAATTGGTATGTAATGATACTGTAGTTGCATCTTTAATAGCACAATAGTAAGGAGAATTAGTAGATAATCCAGCAATAGCAGTTTGTTTATCTGTAATATAGGTTATAAGTTCTCCATCTCTAAATTTATGAAAAGTTGAGAATCCAATTGTATTATTTGTTAAATTAACTAATCCACCAAGTTCAGTAGAGTCAAATGCTACAGAATGATCTTTCTGAGTTAAATTTGCATATGCAATACAACCAGATCCATTTCCTCCAGTTATTTTTAAAGTAGGAGTAGAAATATAATCAAATCCCTCATCTAAAACATCAATTCTCTCTACAGCACCTTGTACTTCACAATATGCAGATACTCCAAGACCAACTCCATCAGAAACAGATAAAATTGGAGGATTTACTACATCATAATTATCTCCACCACTAGTAACTGAAATTTCTTGTATTGGTCCATAATAAACAGCATCATTGGATTTGTAATTTAATATTTCAACACCATTTACCAAAATACCAGTTTTTCCTCTAGGAGTTGGTTGATTTTCAAGTGATGAAATAGGTTCTGAAATTTGTCTTATTAATTTTTGAGATTGTATTGATTTTTGGGTAAATCTAGACAATTCAAATTTATTATTAGTTACAGTTCCACTAAAAGATATGTATATTTCATTAGAAATATTTGAACTACTCTTAGAAAGTTTAATAGTGTTAATATCTACTTTTTTGACAAAATATTCACTTGCATCAATATCTAATTTATTATCACCACTACCAGGAACATAAATTATTCTTTCTCCATTTAATAGTCCATGATTTTCAATAGTTATTTCATTACTCTCATCAAAAGATCCAGAAAATGTAATATCACTCTCTCTGATATCTAAAGCAGCATCAAAATAACTTGGAAGAGAAGGTGAAGCAATAAATACATTATTTCCTTCTATACCTGAAGTTAAATAAGAATTTTGAACATTTGTAGTGTAAATATTTGTTTCTGGATAATTACTCAAATTAGCTTTAGATAATAATCTTTGTATGCTATATGATACATTAGGATTTAATTCACCAGACCCTTTAATTAAAACTTCTTTAGAACTAACAAGAGAAATGATAGAACAAGATATGGTATTAATCAGAGCACTATCACCTACAATAAAATTATGATTATCAAAAAGATTTAATTTATAAGTAAAGTTTGATGAGTCAATTAATTCAATAGATTCTACATTATAAGTAGCAGAAATATTAATAAATAAATTTTTTGTTACTTCACTTTTTGAAATTGAACCTAAACCTTTGGGTTCAATAACACTACCTTCTTCATTATAATAAGTAGTATCAAATTCTGGAATTAAATCTGACAATACACCAGTAATCTTAACTTTAACTACATTAGCAGTTCCTACTCCAGAGTATCCATATGCAAATGTATCTAATCTTAAATCTTGTGTTGGTAGAATACTTTTATCTACTCCAGAACATCCATAAAATTGATTTAATGACTTAGAAGTATATTTTATAGTACTAAACGTACCATTATCATAATTTGCAACCAAAACTCCTGTAGTTCCAAAACCAACTGTAGAATCAACACTTAAAACACTAGAACCAACAGAAACAGAATCTATTACTTTAGTGCTAGGATGTATTGAAAAATCTCCAGTTACTTTATCTAGATTATGATCATAATCTAGACTTAATCTATAATAAGTCTTATTACCTCTTACTATTTTCTCTATATCACTAATAGCAGCATTAGCCTTTTCAAAACCATATACATCATCTTGAAATAAATTCCTATTAAGGAGATCTATAGGATCTCCATCTAAAGATTCTACTACTATTTGTTTTGAAACCTTATAATTAGCATCTGAAGGTATAAAAAGATAATCACGTGGTTTAATGACTTCTACATCTTTTCCATAAAGTGCTCTAAAAAGAATTTCAAAAGATTGATCTGTTCCTTTTGAAGAATAAAAATCTTTTGACTGTTTAACAAATAATCTTTCATCTACACTATCATCTAAGGATCTTTCTTCAAATCCTGGTGTAATTTGAGTTTTTACTTTCTTAAAAAATTCCTTTAAAAATCTAATACTTAAATTATTAACTACACTCCCAGATGAATGAGTTGAAATTCCAGATTGAGTGAAAAGAAGCTCATCTGTTTTAGTAGGACTTCTATACGAAGTAATTCCACTAAATCCACGAGAACATCCAGTAAATGAATTAGTGGTAATGCCAGTATAAGTAATAACTTCAGAATCTATCTCAAGCAATCCATATGTATCAGGAAATCCTGTAGTAGAATCAACTGATATAGTATTATCTGCAATTCCTACGTTACTTGAAAGATTTGTAGATTCAATAATATCTGTTAATTCATCAATTTTAATATATTTGTCAATATTCTGTAAAACATCTAATGTAGACCCTTGACCCTCCAAGGCAGTATAATATTGTGCTAAAAATTCACCAGCAAGAGGAAAATCCGCTTTTATAAAATCTGGCAGTTGATTTTGTACAACTGAACTAATTTTGACTCTTTTATTTTCTGGCATTTTATGGGAGAATTAATATCCTGAAGTAGACATTGTAGAATCAGAAGGTGCTAACACTGGATTATTAGCAGCTCCTACGACATATGTATCTGAGGAGAGAAGGGAGGTATTTGACTTCTCATTATCAGTTAATCTGGCTATATCACCAATCATGTAACTTGAAGTAGAAGTATAAAGAGTACCTGAGGTATTATCACCTGAAGTAACATTATCAGCAATCATATCAACAGTGCTATTGCTAATATCTAATTGTAAATACAAATCCTGTAATCCAATAATATCATTTGACTCAGGACAAGCAGAAATTTCTATTATTGGAATATTTTGGACTTGTTTGGATGTTGAACTAATATTTATTGGTTTAATTAATATTTCACCCTTTCTATAATCAATAGTTCCAACATTATTAGAAACAATTGTAGGATTACTTCTAGCTAGAAGAGTAAATAAGAATAAAGTTCCAGTATCTCCTTCTTCATTTGGAGCGTCACTCAAATAAACAGTATCTGATACCCCAAAGATATTAAATCCTGATGACTTAATATTATAACCATTATTATCTTTTATATAAAAAGAATTACCAAAACAAAGTTCATATTCAGCATTCTGATTTAATGCAGGTTTCAAATCTCTTCTTATTTCTATTTTTGTGATATTTGAAGTAATTGAATCATTACTATTATCTACAACAGCTTGAAATTTACTATATTTGAATTTAGCACCATATTGATTCATTTCAGATGAATCTGCATATGTATTAATATTATTTGATATTACTGTTTTTACAGCACCTGCATTTGCAGCTAAACTAGGGTTATAATAAGCATTAATATGAGCTTCAATGTACAAATACTTGAGATCTTGTATTTGAGTAACAATTCCTGCTACTGAATACTTTCTCAACATACTCTGAAGGTTATTTTTAATGGAATCTGGTACATAAGGACCATAAAATGGTTTTATAGTAATAAAAACCTTTCCATATTGAGGAGGACTCAATTCTTCACCTCCAAAAACTGAAACTGACTCAGTTTCTGGGTAAATTTTAGGAATTAGTGCCTCATAATCATTTGCTGTGACTGCTCTATTGAATGTAGAGTAAATTTTAGGTGCAAAACGCTTCACAGAGTCTACAGATTCAATTTCTTTGCCTCCTACAGACTCATTTACAGTAGAAAGTAGTGAAATTCCTGTACTTACAAGGTTATTATTGTTATCTACAATTCTTCCATTAAAATTAAAGGAAGAAACTCCATTTGCTGCCTCTCCACTACTAGTAATATAGGAAATTTCAATATAATTCAGTGATTTTAACTTTTCTCCAAAGACTCCATCACCAAAAATGACCTCATATCTCTGATCTTCTATTTCTTGGAGGAAATACACCCTAGAAGAGGAGGTAACTTCTATTAAAGTATCAGAAAATACGTATTTTTTGGATGAAGTGCTAGATTGAGTCTCTCTTACAGTCACTTCTAAGGTAGAAGTGTCAATATTTGCATTATCTAAGGTATATCTTGATGGTGGAGCAGGTGTTTCTGATGAAACAGTGAAATTTGAGGTTAAAAATGTACCTTCAAAGATTGTAACATTGCTAAAAGTAGCAATTCCATCAACTACAGGCACTGTTACATCACTTGGAATACAAAAAGAGTAACTTTCTGACCCAAAGACAGATGCAGAAGTGGTTACAATGCCTTTTTTAAGTGTTAGTGTGACAGGTTTAGTAGTAAAACCAGTTGTATCTACAAAAAATGAAATTATTGCCTTTGATGCAGTCCTTGATCTGGGTGTATAACCTATATTACGTGCTAATGCTACTACATTTTCTCTCAAAGTAGCACTATCTATGAAAACCTCATTGCTAATCATGTTAGCATTGTATGAGGAGATGTATGTATTGTATGCTAATACATCAATTATGTTAGAAAGATTAGATCCTTCAAAATCATAATCAGTAAATTCAGAATTTTCCCTTAAATAATCAGTAAGGGAGGTCTTTATTTGATCAAAATCTAGATCTGTAAAATTTACTAATGCCATTTATCTTGTTGACTGTAGTGCAAAGTTTAATTGTTGAGGAAGAGCATCAATTCCTATGATGTCATAGGTAATAGTAACATCAAATTCATGACTATCATAGTTAGGTTTCACTTCCACATTGTCTAATTTAACTCTTGGTTCATATTTTATGATGGTTTCTTCAATTTCATCCCTAATAGATGATGCAGAAATCTCATCAAGGACATCAAATAGTATTTCACTCACTCTAGAACCCAAATCTTCATTAAAAAAACGTTCACCAGGAGTAGTAAGCACCAAATTTCTAATAGAACGCCCAATAGCAGTCCTATTTTTGACACTAATAATGTCATTATTGATAGGATTCACCTCAAAAGACATGCTAATGTCCTTGAATCCCCTACTAATCCTCTCTAAAGGCATAAAATTAAGTAATTATAAGTTTATTTATGAGGGTTTTTACGCAAAAATATTTTTTCAAGAAGGGTATACCCTGAAAAAGGGGTTTTGTTATATGACATATATAATATGTCATTTGGTTTGCACGCTTTAATGGCATTTTTAGTATAAAAGACCCTATTAGAGCAATCTTTTAGGGTCTTTTTGAACGTTGTGGAAAAACCGCCTAAATAAAAGTTATGTAAAGCGTGCAAGCTTCATGAACATAACAAAAATAAGACCAGAGGAGGAGACTCTCTTCTGGTTAAAACCATATTTACCACCATTTACAGATGATTGGTATAAAAGAAATCATTTAAATAGTCCATTAAAAAAGGACTCAGATGAGTCCTCTTAATTATCTTCCCTGACCCCTATATCTTTTCTTGGGTTTGTTTGAACTGGTAGCAGCATACTTAGTATGTTTACCAGCACCTTGATACGTCTTCTTGGGTATGCTTTCTACAAAGTCATTACCTGATAGTGATTTGCGAATAGGCATTAGTCTTCTTCCTCCTCTAGTTGTTTAATTACTTTATCAGAGATCGCCATGAGATTAGTCACATTCTTAAGATTCTCTATAGAAAACATTATATCAGCAATGTGCTTACTCATATAAGGTTCTTCATTTCTTGCTGCAAAGGCAAGAGCATTTCTTAATGATGCTGTTGCCTCATCCAGTGAGTCTTGTACTTGTTTTGATAGTGTCATTAGAGGTCTCCTAGATTACTCTTGTTTTCTCATGACCCACCCTAATACGAGGATCACACCATATATCATCACCTGCTTCAATAGCATCTAAGCAGAATGAGACATCTTCACCACACATATCTTGTACTGCCCCAGACTCAAAGACTTGCATCTTAGGAGCAAACCAAGGATAAGGAAGGTTCTCAAAGACACCCTTCTTAATGAGTACCCAACCAAAACCTGTGTAGTCTACTGTGAAAGGCTTCTTCCTCTTACTCATAGTCTCAACAGTTTCATGATTCATGACTCCACCATTCTTTCTGAAATCATCTTCCTCTAACCAGTGAGCAACTGAGGTAGTTGTGCCATCTTCAGTGGCATACCAACCAGCACTGATTCTTCTCTCTTCCTCTTCTGCTGGTACTGCTAAATCACAGAGTTGCCAGAACTTTTCTGTAGTAAAGACAATATCAGAGTCAATCCATAACTGATAGTCATATTC